TATTGAGTCTTCCGGAACGACTTCAAACAAGATCATGCTCTCTCGTGAGCCTCAGAATTGCAATGTGTCTTGTCTTGGTACTTATCATGAGACTCCTACGCCTGTGTTTTGCAAGAAGAATCCTGCTCCTGTTAATCTTATTGGTTCTCTTTCACAGGTTAGTGTGTTGCCTGCAGGTGGTGCCTTTCCTACTGGAAGTCCTCCACAAGTTGCTGGTACGATACCTACATCCTCTGCTGCACTTGTAAAATATGTTGACCTTCCTAGGTCTGGCCAACAACCGTTCCTTGAGCCTCAGAGTACCACTGGTGGTACTCAAGTTGCCTCTACGCTGGAGATCGGAACTCTTTCTACACTAGGATAGAATACTTCCTCATTAATTCCTTGAAAATGCCTATTGTTCGCCGTATTAATGCTAGAAGGACTATCAGCCGTCCATATTCCGCTGGCTACCGCCGTGCTCGTAGCTCTGCTTCTGCCCCTTATCGTCGTGCGTTTCGGGCTCCTGTCCGTAGAGCCCGTTATGTCCGTCGTGCTTACCCCATCAGACGTCGCCGCTATTAAGTTAGTAAAATGTTATAAATGTAAGGCGGTTAGAGATCCTGTAGATTCCGACCGTTATGTCGTCAGATGCGAGAAATGTAAATAGATAATTAGTTAATTCCATCTTCTTTTGTTTCACTTTTTTTGGTTTGTGCCCTACCCTTTCCTAACCCCAAAGCAAACCCTAATCCGCGGCGTACTTTTCATCGACGGCTCCGGTCCGGAAGGAGACATAGTCGTTAATTTTAATCCGCGGCGTACTTGAGGATATATTGGCGTTAGCGTAAGCTTTAATCATTTAAACAAACATCATATTCAACCCATTTTCATTAAAAAAATGTGGCCCTTGGGCCCGAGCGTCCTTTTTGAGTTATATTGGCGTTAGCCAATATAACTCAAAAGGGCGCGAAGTCACTGAATACATGCCCAGTACGGGCATGCCCGAGCGCGCAGCGCGAGAAGTTATATGAAAAAAAATTTTTTTGGGAAAAACGAGAAGTCGGGGGAACAGTATTACCCCCCGACTTCGGCAAGTGGGAACTTTTGAGACCACATTTCCTGCCGAAGTTTTTCCGAGCGCGCAGCGCGAGGCCGTTTTTTTCGGATTAGCGAAGATGATGCGGACAGTCCGCCGAAGTTCGAAAAAAATTATCGCCAATTATCGTTAGCATTTTAAAATATAGCCGTTACTTTCTAGTGTTCCTCGTTGTTTTGAATGCCAGGAACATGACTTAACGGCTATAATACGCGCACTAGGAGCGCTTCGAAATTGGTGGACCCCTTTTGGTGGGAGCTTTGCTGTTTTCCACCCAAGACTTCTTATTATTCCCAAGAATATTCGATATTTCGTGGAATTTTTTTTTTGTTTCACTTTTTTTTCTTTTTTTTGAAAAAATGTCATGGCTCAATTGCCAAGGTGCAGACTCTTCTGCGGAACCCTCTTTGATCCCCGGGAATCAATTAGATTGGCTCTTGCACGAGGGGTCACAGACGGGACCCTCACCTATGCCTGCGGGCAGTGCGAGCTCTGCCCCGATACTAACCGGAAACATCTCCAGTTCTTTATGTGCCTCGTCAACAGACGTACCTTGCGAGGAATCAAAACCTTGCTCTTCAACACCCAGGAGCTGCGAACTACTCACCTCGCAGCTTGCAATGGAACAAGCGAGGCGAACCGCACATACTGCACTAAACTTGAGTCTCGCGACCCGGACCCTGCGTTCGACCCGTTCGAGTTTGGAATCTATGCGGACTGCCCTGAACGAAATGGACAGGGTTCTCGAACGGACTTGCACGTCATTGCAAACCGAATACGAGACGGTGCCACTCAGAGAGAAATCGCCCAGGATTACCCCGCAGAGTTTATCAAATTCAACCGCGGCTTCCTTGCGCTCCAGCAAGCCCTTTGGTGCCATGAGCGAACCTGGGACCCCGGAGCAGCATATGCACCGCCAACTGTTAGTTGGTTCTATGGACGCTCGGGCTCAGGGAAGTCTCGGCAAGCCTACACTGATGCGTCAGCAGACCCTTTATCAAGAGTGTATACAAAGCCTCCCGACTGCAAGTGGTTCGATTCCTACAATGGACACGACACCATAATTTTCGATGACTACCGTGGAAATTGGTTCAGTTTTTCATTTTTACTACGTCTTTTGGACGTGTTTCCCATCCAAGTCGAATGCAAAGGTTCTATGGTTCCTTTGTGCGCTACTAAATTTTATTTTACTTGCCCAATGCGGCCCGAAGTGCTCTATGCAAATTTAGCTAACCGAGAACATGGCAGAATCGCGCAACTGCTTAGAAGGATCACAACGATCCGTTTATTTGGAGAAGAGCCGGAAGTTGATCCTCCTCCTCCCGCAATGTATCCAGGATTTAACCGTGGGTGAACGTGGCCCTTGGGCCCGAGCGGCCCCCGTAGGGCCGCGAGTCACTGAACACGGCGATGCGCCGCAGGCATCACCCGATCCTAGCATTACGGCTTAGATAGTCTAGTTCAGTATATGTAAGCTATCTAACTCTTTCATTAATTCCTCTGTATTTACAAATATGGGCTATTTTAGTTTTTTAAACGCGCGTTCTAAAAAATCGCAATTTACTCCTGGTAGTAGAGATTATTCTGCTGAGAAAATCCAGGATTATTTCCGTGCCCATAGGTATGCTCAGCATGGTCACGATGCTAGACATGAAATGATGGCGCGTGCACGTATGCGTATTGAGCAAGCTGCTCGTGCTCAGTGGGAGTCATCTGCTTCCAACATGACCTTTGGTACAGGTGGTGATTTGTCATCCATGACGCCTGGCAGTGCATCCACTGGTGGCACTGTGTATACTGGCACTGTTGCCTCTAATCGCCAAGCTGTCCGCGCTAGGCGTATTTTACGTGGCGTTCGTGCCTCTTCTACTCGTCCTACTGCGATGAAAGCTGCTATGTTTCTTCCTGGTAAGGGTGCTGAAGTTGACCTGATTGCTAACAACTATCTTCAGCCTATTATTCACAAGATTCCTTGGAAGAATGAAAAGCTTCGTTATGATGGTATTTCTTCTGGTTTGGAGAATCCTCGTGGCAATCGTTTGTCCATGGACTTTGCTCTTAAGATGATTATTGAATGTCAGAAGGCTGGTATGACAGTAGGCTCTACTGGTAGTACTGCTGATATTATTCCTACTCGATTTCATTGCGCGCATATATTTCGTCATACAAATAATAATGCGTTTCAATCTGGTGCTGGGCCTACTGCCACAAATACTGAAGCTTGGAATAATACTTTAGGTCCTGATGCTTCATATGTTCGTCTTACACCTGCTGAAGGTGGATCTATGCTTACCTCTGGTCATCCTGGTGGATTTGTTAATTCGTTATTGTCTCCTTATCGTAATCCTAATGCTGGTTCCAATATGTATGCTCGTGTTGGTCTGCAGATTTTGGAGAATATCGGATGGAACATGAATCCAATGAAATTTATTGGTGGATTAGGTGCTACGTCTAGTACTGGCGGTGGCTTTGCTGGTGTTACTGTGTATGAGAATGCGCCATTGTCCACGCCTACTAGTACTGTTTCAGTGAGTGTGCCTCATTCGCAGATGTCAGGCTCTGATGCTTTTACTTCTAACAATAAGTATATTACTCAGCATGGTCCTGGTGGTGTGAGTTATGCTTTTAGTAATGATGGTACAAATGCTGTTACACTTGAATGTGTTATTATTGCATTTACTAAGGCTGCTAATCCTGCTACTTCTGATCAAGGAGGAATTAGTGATCCTTATCTAACTTTTGTTACTGCTGCTCAGAAAGCTTTTACGAATCGTCAGGAAGCTAAACAAGGTTCTCAGCAATTAGCTGGCGATCCGCATACTGCTGTTTCTTCCACTGCTTCTTCGAACGCTGGTGCTATTTTCAGCAATGCTGAAACTGAGTTTATTCCCAATAATATTTGGCCTTATATGGGTCGTAATACTACAGGCGATGGTGCTACCACCACCTCTGTGAATCCTTTTAAGTTTGTTTCTCGTGATCAATTTGTGATTGGTGGTGGTCAAACGCGTTTGTGGAAGACTACTTTTCCTACTGATGTCTATGATGCTTCAGTTGAATCTCCCCAAGATGCTCCTAATGTGAATAGTCATAGCATTATGGTTATTTGGGGATTATGTTCTGCGCCTTTGCCTTGTATTGAGTCTTCCGGAACGACTTCAAACAAGATCATGCTCTCTCGTGAGCCTCAGAATTGCAATGTGTCTTGTCTTGGTACTTATCATGAG